ACCGTCCGTTCATCGACAAGCATTGCGGCTCAACTTCTGACCAATATCGGGTGACAAATGGGTCTTCCAGTCGAAGTCAATAACTTAATGATGGGTTCATTAGGCGGCTATAATATCAATCGTAGCTTGCGGTTTCGCTCGTCTGCTAGTGCGTATTTGAATAGGACTTTTACAACCCCAACTAACAATAAAATTTGGTCATGGAGCGGTTGGGTAAAACGCGGAACACTTGGTGCCACAAATTATATTATGGAAGGTTACCCAGCTACGGCGGGTAATACGAATGACAGAACTCAATTTTATTTTACTTCAAGTGACACTCTTGAATATACGACTATTACAACTGGTTCAGTAACAGAGCAACTTACTACAACACAAGTATTTCGTGATCCATCTGCTTGGTATCATATTGCAATCATTTGCGATACAACTCAGGCCACGGCTTCCAATCGTCTTAAATTCTACGTTAATGGCGTTCAAATTACTACGTTCTCTACAGCAACATATCCTGCGCTAAATGCAAATCCTTATATTAACGCAGCAAAAGCGCATTATATTGGCGCTGCATATAATGGGAGCTTGATTGGTGGCGTTTATCTTGACGGCTACCTCGCCGAAGTAAACTTCATCGACGGCCAAGCCCTCACACCATCCAGCTTCGGTGCATACGACACTAACGGCGTATGGCAACCAAAGAAATACACTGGCACATACGGCACGAATGGCTTCTATCTTCCGTTCTCGTCAGGCTTTAATACGACACAGACTTACGCTGGCAGCTTCAATGGAAGCAGTCAGTTTTTGTCTGTTGCAAGTTCAGCGTCTTTATCGGCTGGAACTGGTGATTTTACAGTAGAAGCTAATATTTATTTTAATGCTTTGCCTTCTGCTAGTGGGTATCAAGGCATTTTTGAAAATCAAATTGCCACTACTGCCGCAACATCTGATAAGTTTTGGTGCGGTTTATATAATAGCGCTGGAACCTATCAATTAGGTATTGGACAACATAATACAGCAAATAGAGCTTATGCAGTTTGGACACCAACTGTCGGAACTTGGTATCATGTTGCATTGGTTAGACAGTCTGGGACAACTTTAGTTTTTGTAAATGGTGTTCAGCAAACAGTAACAAATAGCACGGTATTAAATGGCGCTAATTTTTCTCAAAATGGTGCATCATTCGGCGCGGCATCAAATACTGGTGCCCCTGCATATTTTAACGGCTATATTTCGAACGCACGTTATGTTGTTGGTTCTGCCGTTTACACAACTGGATTTACTCCGCCATCAGCAAATTTGACGGCTGTAACTAATACTCAATGGCTTACGCTCCAGAACTCTACAATCATTGATAATAGCACTGCGGCTCGGACGATTACTAATAACGGTTCTTTGTCTGTATCATTGCAATATCCGTTTCAATATACGCTTGCATCTGTCGGCTCTGATTATTCTGGTAACAGCAATAACTGGACGCTCAATAATATTAACTACACAATCCTTGGCACGACATACGACAGCATGATTGACTCGCCTACGGTTGGACCGTTAGCGTCTAATTATGCGGTATTGAACGCAGTAAACAATTTTTCAATAGGTCTTACAGGCGGTAACTTAGACGTAAGCACAACGAGTGCCTATGCGTATGCGTCTGCTACATTTAGCTTGCCTTCATCAGGTAAATGGTATTGGGAATTTACTGATACATCTACTGCAAGTTTAGCAAACCAAAGATGCGCCGTTGGATTTGGCCTTCAAGGATATAGATCAAGCACCACTTATATTGGTCAATTATCAACTGATTGGTTCTATCTTGGAACCAGTGGGAACCTATTCAATAACGCCTCTAGCACTTCTTACGGTGCAACATATACGCAAAACGATGTTATAGGAATTGCAGTTGATTGCGCTACTGGAAAATTCTGGTTCTCTAAAAATGGAACGTTTCAAGCGTCAGGAGACCCTGTAGCTGGGACAGGTCAAGCCGGAACTCTTTCTGGAACTGTCTCAAATTATGTCCCGATGGTCGGCAATCTTGCTAACTCGGCTGGGCTTTCATGTGTTGGTTCGGTTAACTTTGGCCAACGCCCATTCGCCTACACCCCGCCAACTGGCTTCAATGCGCTGAATACATATAACTTACCAGCACCAAGCATTGCTAATGGCGCACAGTATATGGCGGCTACGACCTATACGGGTAATGGTTCTACGCAAACTATTACCAATGGTGGCAACAATACTATCGGAACGACATTTCAGCCTGACCTTATATGGATGAAGTCACGCAATAATACTTATGGTAATATTTTATTTGATAGCGTTCGCGGAGGAACTAAAAGATTAGTTTCTAACTTAACTGATGCGGAGCAGACCGTTACGGGTGGCGTTAATTCATTTAATACTGATGGCATGACAATTCAGAATGATGCAACGTATGCAAATATCAACGCATCATCAACCACTTACATTGGCTGGCAATGGAAAGCTGGCGGCACAGGCGTAACCAACACCTCCGGCACAATCACATCCACCGTATCGGCTAATCCTACGGCTGGGTTTAGTATTGTGACTTATACGGGAACAGGTGCTAACGCGACTGTCGGGCATGGATTGGGTGTTGCTCCGCAAATGATCATCGTTAAGGTAAGAAATGGTGTTGGCGGGTGGCCAGTTTATCATAGTGGATTAACAAGCGCCGCATATCTTTTAGAGCTTAATACAACTGGCGCTCAGTCATCCGTTCCAACAGCGTGGAATAGCACGGCCCCAACATCATCTGTTTTCTCAATTGGAACAGCATTTAACAATGGTTCCACCTACGTCGCCTACTGCTTCGCCGCTGTAGATGGCTATTCTGCCTTTGGTAAATATACTGGCAATGGAAGCACGGATGGGCCATTTGTGTATACAGGATTTAGACCAAGATTTATTCTTATTAAGAACGCAACCGCAATCAATAACTGGGGTATCATTGATACTTCAAGAGATACATACAATGGCGCATATCAAAGACAACATCCTAATTTAACTGTTGCTGATAATACTGGTGCTGGCATTGTGATTGATGTTCTTTCAAACGGGTTCAAATGCAGAAACTCGGATGCTTTGGAAAATCAAAGTGGTCAGACAATGATCTATGCCGCCTTCGCTGAACACCCATTTCGCCAATCTCGCGCTCGATAAGGAGTAATCATGTTTATTCTCAACGGTTCACCACTTCAAGTCGATGTAGCGTTTAGCTATAACGGTGTATCTTACCCAAGCAACTGGCTACGGCTTACAACGCTTGCCGAAAAAGAAGCTATCGGTATTACAGAGGTTCCTGATCCGGTTCGACCTGATGATCGTTTCTATTACGTTGATGGCAATGGTCATGGTGTTCCGAAGGATTTGGATGGTCTTAAAAAAACATGGTCTGATCAGATTGATCAAACAGCTTATTCAATGTTGTTGCCATCGGATTGGATGGTTGTTCGGAAGCAAGAAGTTGGAACAGATATTCCTGAGGATTGGCTGACATATCGATCGGCTATTCGGACTGCGGCGGCAAGCAATAAAGCAAACTTGAATGGCGCGGCTGATTTTGATGCGTTTGTTTTGGTAGCAACTAACCTTCAATGGCCTATTTCTCCTGATGCAGTTATTTCCTGACTTTTGACGGATCAAATTTTAGGGTAAAACGGAATAAATGGAGGTTGGAAATGTCATTGAATGTTGATGAACACACCAAATTCGTGATCGATATGGCCTCCATTACAACCGTTGTAGGAACCCTATGGGGTGCGTTACCAGCCTTGGCCGCGTTATTCTCTTTGATTTGGTCGCTGATTCGAATTTATGAAACCAAGACATTTCAAGGCTTGATGGATAAATTCAAGAAAAAGGATTGATCCGTGGCGATCCAGAACCTTAATGGCTCGTCAAGCCGAAATGTATTTCTGGACGCAAATCGCGGGATTCATCCTGATTGCCAAGCAATTCATCGGTTCGCAACTGCAACCGGATTTGGCACAACATATCAAACAGTTTGGGACGATGGCGGAGGAATTTATACGTTTCCTGCGTCTGCTCTTACGATGTCATGTGTTTCCAATTCTGCTCTTGATACGATGGGCCTCGTGATTGGCGGGTTGGATGCAAACTATAAACCGATCACTGAAACAGTAACTTTGAATGGTTTAATTCCGGTTACAACAACAAAGCAATTTCTTAGAATCAACGATCTTCAAATTGTATCTGGTGAAAATCAGGGTGGGATTCAGGTTACAAACAATGGCACGACTTATGGTCACATTTCTGCGCTTTTTGGCGTTCAGCAATCAACAGTCTATACTGTTCCTGCCGATCATACGCTATACATTACTCAGGTCGATATAATCTCAGGCACAATCGGAGCGAATAAATATGGCTTCGCTCGCGCAGTTATGCAATTATTTAATGGACCTAAATTAAGATTTTTTGAAACAACATTCGTCACATCTCAGCTTAAATTTGAGCCAGTAACTCCATTCACACTACCCGCAAAGACAGACTTTTCCTTCGAAGCGAAATCATCGTCAGGAACGAACGATTATACGATTTATGTAAATGGTTTGCTGATAAAGGAATGAGGCTATGGACCCATTCACGCTCCTTGCGGGAGCAACTGCGCTCTATAACGGGATTAAATCTGCCGTCGATGCTGGTTCGGATGTTGTCGAGACGGCTGAAAAATTAGGCGGATTATTTTCCAAAGTCGCTCAGATCACGCAGATCGCCTCAACGCCTCAAAAGAAGAAGATATTTCAATCTCAGGCTGATTTTGAAGCGGAGGCTGTAAAACTCTATGCCGCAAAGAAAAAAGCGAATGAGATGGCCTTTGAGGTGAAGAATATGTTCATCGCCAGATTTGGTCCTGCGGCTTGGGATAATATCCAGCGGGAAGTCATCGAGATGCGGAAGCAAGCGGCTCGGCAAGCGGCTATAGAACTCAAAGAACGTGAAGAGATGCAGAAAGATTTGCTCATGTTCGCAGGAGTCATCGGATTCGTAATTGTTGCCATCGGTGTCATGGCAGTTATTCTAATGGTCAAACATTGATGCGGATTGCTGTTGTTTCAATATTATTGATTGGATTGCTTGGATGCGAGGATCGTTATCGCTATCCTTGCCAAGACCCATCAAATTGGGGGAATGAGGAATGTCAGGAACCAAAATGCAAGGCAATGGGAACTTGCGCGAACGATCTGATAAAAACGCTCAAAAAGAACCCATGCGGACTCATCACAACAGAAAGCGCAGAATAAACGAACATGATCTCCATGCTCTACTTCAGTTTATCATTGGCATTAGCCTCTGTATCACGCTCACGGGAACAGTATTTGCTGTTCTATATTCGCTCATATTCGTCACTCAACCTGTCGATGTTCAGGCTCCGAATGATCGAGAATTTTTCAAACTTATCGCGCCGATTGCAACATTTTTGACCGGAACCTTGTCGGGCATTATGCTTGCCTCGAAGGGTCACAAGAATCATGGAGATGATTGATGGATATTCTCAAGACATTTGGACCGATTATCGGTCAGGTCGCGCCTAGTATCGCTTCGGCTCTCGGTGGTCCATTGGCTGGGACTGCTGTTAAATATCTCAGTCAGGCATTCTTCGGGCATAGCAACGCTTCGGCTGATGAACTGAATGATGCAATGCAAAATGCTTCTCCTGACCAGTTGGTGGCTCTCAAGCAAATCGATGCTGATTTCAAGGCGAAGATGGCTCAGGTCGGGGTCGATCTAGAACGGATCGCGGTTGATGATCGGAAGTCTGCGCGAGATATGCAAAAGGAAACAAGGGACTGGATTCCTCGGGCCTTGGCTGTTTCGGTAACTATCGGGTTCTTTGCCATTTTGATCTATATGCTCGTTTATGGCCTTCCAACCACGGGTAACGAAGCTTTGCTTCTGCTCCTTGGTGCGCTTCAAACCGCATGGGGTGGCATTATCGCCTTCTATTTTGGCTCGTCATCGGGAAGCCAGCAAAAAGATAAAATGATCTATAATTCAACGCCTAATAAGGACTGATACAATGAACGGATTTAAAGGTTCTGCAATCAAGATGACGGTCGAAGATATTCATTCCGTGGCGGATATGGCAGGGATCGACAGAGCGGCTCTGAGAGCGGTTTTATCCGTCGAGACGGGTGGAAGTGGCTTTGATAAATCAGGCCGTCCAAAGGCGTTATTTGAGCGGCATTATTTCTATAAATTTATCAAGGATGATCCGGTTCTGCTCGATCAGGCGGCGGCGGCTGGCCTTGCCTATCCGAAATGGGGCGAGCGGCCTTATCCAAAAGGTTCGGATGCTGTCTATGCCGAGATCGAGGCGGCTTATGAAATGAGGCCATCAGCGGCTCTGATGGCTACCAGTTGGGGTCTAGGGCAGATTATGGGGTCTAACTTTAAGATGACCGGATCGGCCTCAGTCGAGGAGATGGTCCGTCAAGCGATGGAGTCAGAGGTTAACCAACTCCATCACATGATCGGATTTATCAAATCTTCTGGCTTGATTGATAAGCTGAAAGCACTCGATTGGGCAGGGTTTGCAAAAGGATACAATGGTCCAGCCTATGCGAAGAATGCTTATGACACGAAACTGGCTGGTGCTTATTCTAATCTTAAATCACTCACCTGACATCGTATCTTCAATAGCATCATAGATTTCCTGATCGAGCCGATCACGCTTTTTTGGCGTATCAAATAGAGTATCTGCAACTAATTTGCATAACTCCTTGGTTGGCTCGATATTGTTGTGATCGTCATCCGTAATTATGATTTCATGGATTTGATAGATTTCATGATCTAATATTTCTGGACATCCTCGATCATCTGTTTCAGCCTCATAGTTTATGATTGCAGTCCCATCGGCATAAAGTTTTTGTCCTTCATGAATTATTTCTAATTCCTCAAATTCAAACTGAACATCGCCAGAATACTGCCTGTTTGCATATTTTTTCATTAGCATCACTCCCCCTCCTTCAGCGCGGCGGTTGTTGTTTTAATTACATATTCAGAATGAATTTTTTTCAGTTTTTTGTGTCTTCTAGCCATCAATTCAATCAGAGAACGTAATCGCTCAATCTCTGCATCCTTCTCTAAAAGCAAATGCTTTATCTGATTGATAGTTTCGTCAACTGACCAATCTTTTTCCATTACCATGCTCCAAACCAGATTCCAGTTCCGTGAACCATAGCAATCGGAAACATCAATGCTCCTGCAATCAAAAATCCCCATTTAGATAATTGAATGCAAACAATTACGTGAGTTATCCAAGAGCCAAATCCCCATATTGCAAGCAAACTTACAATGAAATTGTCCATCACTTTTTCTCCGTCAATGCTTCATCCATCTTCATCTTAACTGCTTCAAGATTGAATTGAGCAATAGATGGCATTTTTTCTGTTTGATAAGATTTGAATTGAGCGGCAAATGCTAAATAATTGATCGCATCGATATATGAATCTTCATGATCATTTTTATTTGAGATACGACTCATTTTTATTGCGGCACTAATAATCGCAACATCATAGATTGAAATATGTTTTTGAAGAATTGTAGTCGCGATTGATGATGCTCGCGTAAATGACTCAATCACATCACCATAATCTTTAGCGCGGCTGTCGATAATAGTTGCTGATTGAGAAAGGATGTCTTTTGCGTGTTTCATTTTGGTTTTCTCTTTCTTTTGCTCGTTTTTGATCTAGGGCTGATCTGCCAATGGGCGGTTTGCCTAGAAGGTTAACATTTGGGTCGTTTGTCTTTTCTTCAATTATTCTATTTTGTTGAATTAAATATTGTCTTAGATTTTCCTCTCTTGCTGTTTCTGGGACTAGGTTTTCAGCTAACCGAAACATTCTAATCCAGTTTCGAACTGTAGTAGGTGCAATGCCGAGTTTATCAGCTACTTTTTGAGCCGATTTTATTCTTTTGTATTCTTCTATTGCGGTCAGTCTCCAATGATCCGCGTGTTTTGATCTCATCTCGCAGAACAAGGCTCCCATCTAGTTTCCGCTTCCATTTTGATGATTTACCACATGGTAGCGGCTTTTTCGATAGTTTTGTATGATTGTGATAAGCGGCTTGTCGTTTCGCCTTAGCAAGACGGCTGACATCTGTTTTTGTCTTGTCTCGGTGGCAGGATTGGTGAGCCAGATCAAGGTTTTCGCCAAAGTCCGCTCCGCCGAGTGCGAGCGGGATAATGTGCTCGATGTCCCATTTCTCCTGCGGATGAATCTTTTGACCGCAGATATGACATTTTCCATTACGTTCATTAAATATCTCCGCTCTTTCTTTTTTTGATATTGATCGTCTCATAGTTTCATTTCAGCTCTTTTGGTTGCCTCGAAACTCTGCCACTCGCTAAACTTCATACGAATATATTCCAACTGAACCTTTAATAGTGCGGCCTTTTCACGAGCCTTTACCATTTCATTCAAGAATTCAGTCCAGCCTTCTGATGCTTTGACATACATCTCGGCCTTTGAAACTGGCATATCGCCAAGCGCAATCATTTTGCGTGATAAAACTGCGCTTTTTGTTTCTTCCAAAATGCTCGCGGCTGAATCAGCATCAACCCATTTTTTCGCAATAATTCGGTATTGCTCGCTTAATGGCATTTCATTGTCTTGATGTAATCTATCGGTTGCCATGCGTTTTCTCATCATTTCTTTGGCCTATTTTCTTCGTTATGCAGGAGTATAGAAAGCACTATCACGCCGACAATGCTCCCTAAACAGACTCCCATCCAGAAGAAAATCACGGCTTCCAAGAGTTAACCAACAGAATCGTATTGACGATCCCATTCCTCAGAAAGAGCATCTCGCCATGCTTGGGGCCAGACTGAAACTTCCTCGATCAAATCACGTTTCAATTCTTTGAGAGACATCTTATCCGGTGATTTGCGGATCATCTCAACAATCTGGGGCCAGCGATCCGGTTGTTCTTTTTTCAAAGAATAACTTGATCTCGGCGGCTTTGATTCATCTCGTTTGAAATCGGCCTTTGTGCGATCAACGGAAGCCTCGCCATCGTCATCCGTGGGTGGAATCAGAAACAACGACATCAATGAGTAGCGGCAAGCATAGGTGATCGCCGATCCTGCTCCTTGGGCATCCTTTTTCGATAGTGGAATCTCGAATCTTGTGTGCATCGATTGACCGGAAATATGGCTTATCGTCGTGGTAACTTCGATGCAACCGTGCTCAGTAAATCGTCCTGCGGCTTGGGTAACGACCAGATCATTTTCCTGCAAAGCTGGGCGTAAGGTATCAATTACGGCCTCTAGTGAGGCATATCGATTCTTGAAATGCGGATTAGTCGAATCACGCTTTACGCCAGAAATCTGGCCTTGGACTTTGTGCAGTGCAACAATAAGTTTGTTATTGGATTGGTCTGCCATTTTTTGTCTCTCTTTCTTGTGGATAACTCATTTCAATTTTGCTATCTATTTGAATTGCTTGATTAATTATCAAGTCCCAGTTTTCCTGATTTGGCTCACGGGAATAGTTTGCGAGCATCTCAAGAAGGTCTGAAACCATTAATGCCAGTTCATTGAAGGTCATTTCGGCTCCATTTCGTGCTTTACAACGAACTTGAATAGTTTTAATGATGTTGAACCGATTTGTAAAGGAGATAAACGCAATGAGTTTCATCGGTGCATTAGATAATGTCCTCAAAATTCAAGAACGTGATCTGTTTCGGCAGAACGCTAAAAAGACATCAATCGAGGCGGCTCAATCCATCTTTCCTCATATTCGTGAAATCCATATTGCCATTTTAGAATATGCGATTGATCGCGGTTATGGCGGCTTCACTGACATCGATTTGAATCGGCATTTCGCAACTGAGATGTCAACGTATCGCGCTAGACGAAGCGAGTTGGAGAAGGCTGGTTTGATCATCGATACAGGTCGGACAATTAAATATCCTGAGCGTGGTAACAATCGCGGTCATACAGTATTCGTGGCAAAGGAGTTTCACATTGAAAACGGTTAAAGAATTCTTAACGCAACTCGGTGGACCAAAGAAATTAGGTGCGCTGATGGCTAAATCGCCAAGCAATATAACCTTCTGGGGCAATCAAGGTTCCATTCCAATCGAGCATTGGCCTAAACTTATTGAATTGGCTCATGAGGCTCAGATTGAATGCACTGCCGAAATTCTTTTAAGAATGTGCTTGAACAGTCCCAAAAAAGGTGAGACCATCTAATTTCTAAGGGTTCCTCCCGACTGGTCGGATCATAAAAGGTCCGGCCTTTTTTTTAGGAGAAACGATGCGATTTCAGTTTGAATTTCCGCCATCGACGAATAATCTATGGATGCCAGTCAAAGGCAAAGGACTCGTAAAAACAAAGGAATATCGGGCATGGCTTGATGCTAATGCTTGGATTATTCGACAGCAGATAGGACTTGTTAAAATTGAAGGATTGTTTGAAATAAAGTTTGTTTTCGAACGTCCTGATCGACGTAAGCGCGATCTCGATAATCTTTTGAAAAGCAGTCTCGATTGCATCGTAAGCGCAAGAGTGGTTCATGATGACCATCTTTGCCAAAAGCTAACCGCAGAATGGATAAATCGATATGGAAGAACTGTCTATTGTGAAATCTTCTCCCGATCTGAAGATGGAATTGAAACAGAGATACAAGGCGGCACGACAACGAATTGATCAAGCCTCAATTCAATTACGCTATAAAAAAATCCTACAAGAAAAAGAAAAACAGTTTCAGAAAGAAATCGCTGAAAAAATCGAGCGCGAACGTGAGAAAAAAAGGCTCGAAGAAGAACTTGTAAGGAAATTCAAGATTCATCGAGATTTTATGATCTTGAAAGGTATCGAGACTAAAGATGGTGAAATGCCGCCGAGAAAACTAGAAGAAGAAATTGAATTCTGGAAACAGTCTTCGAAATATATTCGAGGTCAATCGATTCCTGATGTCATCAAGCGGATTGTTGCAGAGGTTTGCTTGAAGCATAAACAATTTCTGCTGGACATAGAATCAGATCGTAGAACAAAGGATGTGATTTTCGCTCGGCAAGAATTGATGTATCGGCTCAGAACCGAAACAACTTGGAGCTTACCAAGGATCGGTCGGTTCCTCGGCAATCGAGATCATACGACAGTTATCCACGGCTTCCACAAGTTTAAGAAACAACTAGAAAACGGCGAGGTTTCGCTATAAAGTAAAAAGATAGGCCGACAGAGCGGCAAACTCTATCGGCCTGAATCCTACGGTTACGGCGTAGGTCGTTGGCGCATTATAGCGACCGTCGATCTCCGCTTCAATATTGGAGATCAAATTATGTCATTCCGAATCAAAAACTGGTCGAAGTTTCAACATTTCAAAGATCGCCGACCGCCTTGGATCAAGCTTTATCGTGACTTGCTTGATGACATTGATTGGCACGAACTCGATCCATTAGCGGCAAAATGCCTTGTCATGATCTGGGTGATTGCATCGGAGGATGATGGTCGGCTCCCAGATTTAAAGAAATTGGCATTCAGATTGAGGCTTCAAGAAAACCAAATAAAATCAATAGTCTCAAAGCTATCTCATTGGTTGGAACAAGATGATATCACGATGATATCAGAACGATATCAAGATGATCTACCAGAGACAGAGAGAGAGACAGAGAGAGAGGAAGAGAAAGAGACAGATATTAGTCCGAAACAAGTTCGGACATCGTATAGCAAAGAATTTGAATTGTTTTGGGATGGTTATCCAAGGGATTCAAATATGTCGAAGAAAGAGGCTTTCTCGGCTTGGAAGCGCATCTCGGATGAAGATCGCAAGAAGGCTACCGAGGCGGTGCCTCATTTTTCCGCTTATTGCAAAGCAAACCCAGATTACCGCCCGATCCATGCCGTTCGATTTTTAACCAAGGCTCGATGGGAAGGGTTCCTGCAAGCAAGCGAGAAACCGCGCGGCGGCAATCGCTGGGGTAAGGCTCCGCATGAAATGAACCCGCAAGAACTGGAAGAATTCCTCGCAGAGCAAAGAGCAAAACAACATGAAGCAAGGACAAATCTGCAATGAACGGAAAACAGCAATTCAACAATCTATCCCCAGATGATCAAAGAATCCTTGATTGGATGATTGCAAATCGCCAAGCAACTGGAGAGATTGGCTGGCAGTTGAAGGATGGGCCAGAAGCTGTCGAATGGTTGCGATATTATCAATCTAAGTATCCTAAAAAGGCGGCTTATTTGAAATCGCGCATCTTGCAAGGTGAATCTTATCTAGTTCCGTGCCAATGGCCTCAATGGTTCGACAGCAGTTTTGCGCCAAGCAATCCGCCGAAAGAATCTAAGATCAAGGAAGATAATCGGTTCGACAGAATGATGATGTCTGAATTCGAACGAAACAAGATTATTGAAAAGGCACTCGGTGAGTTTTAACGAAATCAAAGTTCAGATATAAGCAAAGGATCAAAGCAATGTGGAAATCACGACCAGAAGAATCGACGAGCAAAAAAATGGCATACACGAACACGGGTTCGCTTTCGAAGAATTTAAAAAAGGAACAGGAAAAGCATCCTGATATGCGCGGTCCAGCAACGATTTGCTGTCCTCAATGCCAAGCATCGAATGAGTATTGGTTGAGTGGGTGGTTCAAGGTTGGTCGAGATTCAGCGCGATTTATCAGCCTTGCCTTCCGACCAAAGGAAGAACAACCGCAACAAGGTTTTGATAATGGTCGCCAGCTTGCAGACAAGAAATTCATGCGAGCCGCTGATGACATCGACTTTTAGAACGCGATCAAATATCCTGTAAGAACTGTCATCAAGAAGATAAATCCGACAAACTCGACACTTGCTTCTAATAGTTTGAACATTGTTGCTCTCCTTTGATGTGAGCAATATAATTCAAAGAAGTTAAAAAAGGGTTACCATGCAGATTTCTGTCAAATCAAATCTTGGCGATCTGACTCGGCGGATTAAGTCTTATCGGGATCAAATTCCGCAAGCGACCGCGATGGCTCTCAATTCGACAGCCTTCGATTTCCGAAAAGAGATTGTTTCGAATACATGGCCTAAGTCTGTTATCGCTCGCAATTCAAGGTTCATGAACGCGGCTTTACGGGTAAAGAACGCAAGTAAACGAGCATTGACAGTTTCGATCTTTGATAGCCTCAAGCGTGAATATCTGGCTCGCTTGGAGAGTTCTGGCAATAAAGTTCCGATGGGCAATCATATTGCCATTCCTGCTCGTGATGTTGCTGGTCAGGTTCGCGGAGCCAATGGAGCGGTTCGCAAGGCATACAAACCTAGAACGCTTCTGAACAAGAAAGGTTTCTTTCGGCAGACACTTAAATCTGGAACTGATGCGATCATGGAGCGACCGAAGAAAGGTCGTGGACCGTTAAAGATTTGGTATCTGTTAGAGCCTAGAGCGCATATTCCAAAGATGTTTCCATTTTATGAAACCGCTACCAGAATCGTAAAGCAAAGGCTGGAGATCAACTTCCGCAATGCTTTTCGCCGAGCAGTGATCACAAGACGATGATTCACGAAAAGGAAAAAGCGAAATACGTTCGCATCTGGGATCATCCTGAGTATCGGGTATTTAGTCCTGCCGAGCAGATCGTCGGCATTGCGAATTCAATGTTTCAGAAATATGGTAAGATCGGATCGCTATTAGACTTTGGATGCGGAACTGGTCGGGCATCGAAGAGATTCTCAGAGATCGGCTACGATGTAACCATGATAGACTTCGCTCCTAATGCGGTCGAAGTGTCAGGCATCCCATTCAAGGAATACTGTCTATGGCTCCTGCCATCCCAGATTAAGTCCGATCATGGTATCTGCATCGATGTGATGGAACATATAC